CCATCATTGGTGAATGACGAGAGGCCGGCAGCGATCGCGTTGTTCGATCGTGGTTCAACCTTCACGTTGTAAGGCGGATCTGTGTTGACTAGGTGGATCGCAGCGCCGGCCAGCAAACGATCCAAGTCTGCCGGCGATGAGGAGTTTCCACAGAGCAACCGATGGTTACCGAGGATCCAAAGATCACCAGGTTGAGTGACCGCCTCGTCTGGCGGCTCGGGGATCTCGTCCGGATCGGTCAAACCTTCGTTGACGCCGGTATCCATCAGCTTCGCAAGTTCCTCAGCGTTGAATCCCAGGAGTCCGAGATCGTAGTTCGCTTCCTGCAAAGCCGACAATTCGATCGGCAAAAGGTCATAATTCCAATCAGCGATCTCTGCGGTCTTGTTGTCGGCGATCCGATACGCTCGAACCTGCTCGGGTGTGAGATGCGAAGCGACCACGACTGGTACGCGATCAAGCCCAAGCTTCTGCGCCGCCTTCAAACGCGTGTGGCCGACGATGATGACGCTGTCGCTATCGACAACAATTGGTTGGGAAAATCCAAATTCCTTGATCGAGGCCGCGACGGCGTCGACGGCTTTGTCGTTGTTGCGAGGGTTATTCTCGTAGGGACGAACGCGATCAAGCGTCCACATTTCAATCTGCAGGGCAGTGGTGGTCATAATGCATTCCTTTTGGCTGGAAACTTAGGGTCGGGAAAGTCAATAGTTTGGTTTAGGCTTCAGGTTTCTTATTCGATTACGTTTGATCGATAAGCAGTTACGCGTTTACACATTGCGATAAACGCTTCTTCTGGCATTGTGTTCTTGGCTCGATTTACTTCAGCAGTTACAAGCTGACAGTTGGCGGCGGTGAAGTCCCCTCCTTCCGCAATTGGCACGATATGATCCAGGTCGAAGTTGTTATGGGTTAGAACTTCCCCTGTCAGAGCGCAACGATGGTTCTGTCTCTCGAGTATCAGTCTTAGTTCACTAAGGTTTGGGACCTCACGCCCATCGACAGATCGACGTTTGCGTGGAATCCGTTTCCGTTGTCGTTCCAGGAAAAGCCATGCGCAATACTTAAAAAGACAAATGAACTTGCCATCTTCCCTTAGCTCGGGTGCCGTTTGTCGGTGACGATACAGTTGTCGATCAGAGATTACTTGGCCGATCGGAGTGCCATTTAGAAGTCGTACGAATTCTGCTGGGCGGAACCGCGTTGAGACTACGACTCCTGGTAACGCATCTTCCAAGCTGTCAGTTTGATTTGAAGCGCATAGTCCCAGGTACCTTTGTTGGACTGCTGGCGATACCGACGAATTGCTCTTTCCAACGCCGCTTGAAGAGCAGTGTCCCAATCCTCGTGAGGTGTCTTCGCATTTGTATGCTTTTGCTGAGTTTGGGATCGTCTTGCTCTGACACGCTGAGCTTGAACACAACACACCAGTGCTCTGTACCAAGGATCCTGATGCTTGATCCGTTGATTCCATCTCGCTATTGCACGTTTTCTCGCATTCGAAATCGAACAATCCCAAAGTTCCGTTTCTTCCATGCATGATTTCTCCCTTTCTCGGACCGGACAAAACAAATAAACTGTGATGACTAGCGCGGCTGTTCCCGCGGCCCAAGAACGCAGTGGTTTTTGGGGGAGGACCCATCGTTTGGGGCTTGCGAGTGCCATAGTGGCAGACGCAACGTGAGGGCCACTGTTGGCCCACTGACGCGTTCTGTAGTGTGCTGGGCGTTGCACTCGAACGCAGTGCAACGGTTGCGACGTGCGCTAACGTGTGCGATGACTTGCGATCTCGATTGGTTACTCATGCGCAGCCTCGGATGATGTTCCCGGCCGTCTTCCAGAGTTCGTGGGAATTGGTGAACACCCAGTTTCGGACGTTCTCGACACCACCACCGGCACCATGACCCATTTCCCAATAGGTCACATCTGGATTGATTCCGAATGCGGCTGATGCATCAGCGGGGATGGATTCAATCTCACCGGTTGGCTTCCAGCACTCGCCGAATGCGAAGTCCATGCAACGACGGCCAGCAAACGACTCGATGTCATCGAACGGTTGCACATCGATCAAAAGCACATGCGTGTCAGGGCACTCGGAGTGACCGCATGGAAACTCCACACGGAAGGTTGGCGTCCAACCGACGAGGTCCATAGGCTCATACTCCCACTTCCAATTCGCTAGATCAAGGAAGCAAGCCCATTGTGCTTCTAAGCGAGAACGGAACTGGACGCCGTTGTAGAGGGTGGGGTGAGACGCAAATGAGTGATTCATACCGAGGATGCCTTTCGATTTTGGGGTGACTGTGAAATGTGGTTTGGGGCATTCCCGGACGTCCGGACGTTTAGGACGTGTTTCCCTATACGATCTACATACGGGGAAAAACACGTTCGTTTACCCTCCCAACAACTAACTCCTGACAAACGTCCGGAACGTCCGGAACGTCCTAAGCCACCAATGAAAATGCTGGGTAAAAAGTTAGGACGTTTGGAAATCTTTACGTCCGGGAAATGTCCTAAACGTCCGGAAGTCGACTCCGAGCCTCGCATGTGGAAGCAGCGAAATTGATGGAAAGGCACGACACTATTGGCATTTGTGATATTGATCATGAAAACAGCTCCAATTCCCGGACGTTCCCGGACGTCTGGTTTTCAACGTCCGGAAGTCCTAAGCGGTCACTTTGGGACGACTCTACGAAGACCTGGTACTGGTTGTATTGGCCGTTGAAGGAGCGTTTGAATACTGCGTGGGTGCCATCATCGAGCTTGAATCGCTCGCCGACGAATCGACCCGCTAGCTTGCCCATACGCGTGGTCTGAGAGCGAGGGGTTCCGTCGCCAAGCTCGGATTGAAGCACGAAGTTTTTGTTCGCGAGATCTGTTAACTCAGACGATGACCAGATCCCCTGCGGATGCTTTGCGAGCGTCGTGACTAGCTCTTCGAATTCTCGGCGAGTGTCATCCATCTCACTGGCAGCATCCTCGGCGTTGGCCATGAAGTCTGGTTCACCGTTGGCTGCAAGAATTCCACCGATGATGTTGCCCCAGCCCTTCTTGTTGAACCGAGTTTGAATCTTCGCTAGAGGCATGCCGCTGGCTTTCCAGCGTTCGACCATGTTTACAAGCTCACCGAGCAACTGCAGCCGATGCGTCTGAACGTATGCCTCTGGATCGTCCATCGAAAACGATCGCTTTGTTGGATCGCCCTCGTGATACAAATTTATGACCACGCAGCGAGTGATAAGGTCGCGACTAACATCAGGCGAGTTAGCGGTGATGCAAAACAAATGCGAGTTCTCGGCTCGAATCTCTTGTGAGAAGCCCAGCAATCGAAAGGACAGGATCGGATCGGTAATTGATCGCTCGAGGCACGCTGAGTCGATCTTGGGATTGCGGCCGCGAGCCTTGGCGTTGTCGATGATGATTGTCGTAACGCCACGCCGGACGATTGTTCCCAGTCGCTTCTCGAATTCCTCGTCGTTCGCGTTGTACGATGCGGTTTCCACATGATGGCCATCCCGAAGGATTGCCAAGATTTGTGCAAGAACCGATTTACCAAGCTCAGGCTGATTTCCGTTGAACAGTGCAGCCGGCTTGGAGCCGATGAAACGTGAGACCAGCAGTCCCGTTAGCAAGATGCCTATGTAATTGGTGCGATCGGCTGGCTTTCGCCAACAGAAGTCACGTAACAGTGCGTCGAGATGCTTGGTACCTTCGACTGGCTCAATATGCGGACCAGCGTAGTAGAAACCGGACTTGGGATCGAAACCCGGACTGACCATCCTCCAGTCTTCCGTGTAGATCGGATTGTGGCTGAACAGCCGAATGGCGGGCAAACGTTCACGTTGGCCAACGTTGTTAAGCCAGGTGTTCGCATAAGACGTTGGCAGAGGCTTGTACTCGCCTCCATCTTCGTTGACGAAGTAGAATTCGACGTGCTGATTGAGCAACCCCGTCAATTCCGCAGACGAGAGAACCGGTGAGATCGATTGCTCCCGCACCACAACCAATTGCTCCACCCGATTGAAACATGAGCCGGTGGCAAGCAATCGATCGGTGATCTGGCCCATGGTTGAGGCCACAGGCGTTGATCGCGAATCGATCGTAATGGTTCGTCGTTCTTCCGACTCCTCTGCCTGCTGGTCGCCGGAAGGGGCAGCTACCGCTGTGGTCTCGTTTGGCAAACGCTTCTGCAAGCGATCGCACAAAGTAGCCCGCACATCGTACTCGCCACTTTCCCATGTTAAGTCGAAATAGCGGCGACCTTGCTCTGCGAACTTGCCGACAGATTGCAGCCGTGTCCAAACTTCATCCTTCGCAATCCCACTTCGAATCGCATAGCAGCAAACAGCAAAGTCAGCCTCAGAGCGCGTGCCTTCCGAAGCGATCGTACAAGCGGCGATAAGCTCCGAGAGCTTGTCGGACTTCCCAGCCGATAGCTTTCGCACGGCCGGCAAAGGCATCGCCTCAATCTGCCTCTGGCGTTTGGTGGCTTCACAGGACTTCGCGAACTTCTGAAAGGCATCAAGGGAATAACGCCGGTTGCTATCGCATTCAATCAAATCTGCCTTGACTGGTTCGCGACCATTGCGTTGATCTTTTCTATTCAATGTGCCTGGCAGTCGGAGCAGCCGAGTGAGGTCGGTTGTATGGTCGGCGTTTATAGCGGCCGCGATGCCAGTTAGTAGGTCTTGGGCCTGCAGTGCTTTTGGGCTTGTCTTGGTCAAATGATGGCGTCGATCCAAGAAGACACGATCTTTACCATCAAGAACGTAGCGTTTGGGCTTTTTGCGTCCGTCGCTTCCAATTGACCATTCCGTTTCGACGGGAGGTGGATCGCCAACATCGTCGATCAGTAGTGGGCGATCCAAACGCCAATACAGATGCACGCCGTTACCGCTATTGACGATTGCAGTTGGCGCAGGGATCGCCTGTGAATTGCAACGTTCAATAGCTTGAGCAACATTGCATCCATCGAGATCAGCCCAGAGGCATCGGACTACACGAATCTGCCAAGCAAGGTCGAACCGGCCTTTGTTACCAACTCGTGGACAGACGCCGAAAAACAGGTTCGTACGCTCCGCCTCGGAACTTGTTTCCAGCCGAGACAGCGTTTGTTCGAGTGTCGTCGCCTTGGCGGGCCGATAGCATACGTTGCTATAGTCAACACGACTGCGTTTCCGCCCACCTTCATTCCATGCTTCCACAGGACGAAAGAGAATGAGGTCTGACGGATCGAACAGTGTCGTCAATAAAGTGATCGCTGGGTGACTCAAGCTGGGCCACCTTTATTTGGTTCCTCACCCAAAGGTAGACGCACTCCCATCGCTTTCAAAACTCTTGCCCCGTGGTCAGTCTCACACAATTTGACCACCGGCTCGGTTTCGTCTGCTAAAGACGCGAGTTGAGCCCATGTGACGCTTTTCCATTTGCGGCAGCGATATGCGCGGACGGAGATGCCTGAATCATCAAAACGGACAACGAGATTCAGACTTGGCAGATGTCGAATGATAGGGCGACTGAAATGGGTTAGCTGCGACATGGCTAAGCGATCTCCATTGCGGGCGAAAGCGTCTGTGATTCGGCATCATCAATCTGCACTTTGATCTGGCCCTTTGGTTTGGATTGATGCTTGATGGAAAGGAGCCAGACAACCTGCGAGTCGTCCCAGAAAACGCCGGCATGCTGCAATGCATCGAGAACAGCTTTCTGAACGTTGTCACAATCGCGACGACGATCATCGGGCGGTGCAATATCAATTCGGATCGCAATGTGTCCCATCAGCGGCTTGATACTTTTGGCGATCGCAATGCGGCGAACTTGGTGCCGATACGTGCGTGCATCCTTGGAGAGTACGGGACGCCCCTGGTAATAGCTGAAGTAATGATTGACACTCGGCGGATATGGCAACGCCAACTCGATCATGGCAGTCTCTTTCCTATCAGTGACCTCGGGACAAGAGCATGCCGATGATCTGTACAACGAGTAGCAGGGAGACTGCGATCAATAGCAATCGAAGCATCCATACGCAGATGACAAGAATAATCAACGACATCCAAATCGCCTCAGTGGGAATTCGAAAAAAAAGAAGCCGGGACGGAGCGAATGGCCGATCAACATCGACTCATTCGCTTGTTCCGTCCCAGCCGCACCCGTGCGAGATCAAGCCGCGACGATCAGAACGGCATGTCCGGTGATGATGGGACTTCACCGTTCGAAGTGGCCGCGATTCGAATGCGTCGATTGAAGTAGACGTTGGTGTAGTCACCACGAGTCCGCTTCGTGACTTCCAAGGTCACATCGAGCAGTTCTTCAAGTCGCCCAGACAGTTCGCTAAACTTGGAGAGTTCCAGGCCCAGCGTCTTCAGATCGCCTTTCACATAAGGGATCGATGCTTGCGTGATAACCGAGTTCTTGAAGATGTGACGACCGGCATGCGAGCCAGACAGCACTTCCAAATCGAACTTGATCATCGGGTCGCCTTTTTGACTACTCTCAAGTTTCACTGACTCGATGCGAGCTTGATACTTGCCGTCGGGGACCTCGTCATACTCCGGTGCTTCCGCTGTTGCGAACTCATCATCGAACGAGGTGAGATCAACAGATTGGTTGGAGGTTTCGTATTCTTCGTAATCGCTCATTGCTTAACAGCCTTTCCTGCTGGGGTGCTGCCCGGAGTGGAAGTAGACGCAACAGTGCCTTTGCCGGGCGCAGGGCTCTGTGCGGTTGAATTCGAAGCGGTGCCGCTGAATGCCGAATTGAAGGCGGAGTAATCCAGTGGGAGCATCTCGGGCAAGCGACCAGTGCGATCTCCGGCCTCGTAAGTTGGATGAGGCTTGGTGCGGAGCACGCGATCTACAACGAGATTGCCAGCCGCATCTTTGCGAGAGACCGAATCTCCATAGAGGATGATGTCGACTAGGCCTAACACGACGTTGCGAGCACGATCAGGCAAGCTCGGAGTGGTCTTGGTGTATTCGCCCGTTCGCGTTTCGATCGTCTTGTCGACCGCGTGCGAGATGAGGATTAAGCCATAGGGCAAGCTGGCCAAACGAGTCAGCACGCGATGCCATTCGTTCTTGACCAGAGCCCAGCCTTTGCCGTGGCCCATGTCCCCTTCGTACTCGATGCCATGCTTGGCACAGACATAGTCCGAACACATCTTGAACGCGTTGTCGACCGTGTCGATCACCAGCGTCTTGAAGTTGTGATCGCCCTTAGCGAGCAACTTGCAAGCTTCCAAGAATGCTTCCCACGAGTAGGTTGGCACCTTGAATACTTCCAGGTGATTGAGCCCTGGCTCACATTCGAAGAACATAGCTTCGGGGAACTGGGAAGCGAACGAGCTCTTGCCGAGCTTGGGAACGCCATAGAGCAAGATCGATTGCTTGGCCAAGTCGGTGGTCGGCTTGGTCTTAGTGGTTGGTAGAGTCACTGTCATAAATAAGGTTTCCTTTCAAATCAGAACGGGGGTGCTTCAGAATCAACACGAGATAGCTCTTCGTTAGGGAGAGCGATCTCGTACAGGTTGTCAGCGACGTTTGGATTGAATCCCGATTGGCAATACGCTAAGTACTCGCACGGTCGTTGGTACGAGAAACAGTTCGAGGTATTCAGCAGCCATTTGCCACGGCGACGGGCATCGAGGTACTGCTGGGTAATTTCCCAGACTTCGTCTTGCAACATGGCAAGTCGGTCTTCGGATAGATAAATGAACTCACGATGGAATGCTTCGGGTCGTGAATACCATTTAGTCAGCCGAGCTTGAAACTCATCATCCGTCTCTGGCATCTGACGTTTCGCGGTCGACTTACCGCTCTTGTTCTTGGCTGCGAGTTCCGCGTGGCGAACTTCGTACTCTTCTTGCGTTTCGCCTTTGCCTTGCTTAAGCCGACTCTTGAGCAGCACGTTGTAGATGACGCCAACGATCGGATAGCCCAGTTCCCGCAGGTAGTAGCAGTACAAGGCGATCTGTGTGTCGGTCCACAGCTTGTCTAGATAACTCGCATCAACGGTTAATGCCGTTTTATGCTCGAGCAGATACAAGCCATCGTGGCAACGAACGATGCCATCGACTTTGCCGGCGATGCGGAACGTTTGACTCTGCCGACCAGTATCTGGATTGCGGATCTCGCCGACGAACTCCTTTTCAACTTCGACGACTTCGAATTCTTCAGTTGCGTATCGTTCGGCGTAACCACGAATCATCGCCGTTGCCAAATGCCACTGGACCATTAGATTTGAATCGACCACGCGATTCTCAAAGGCATCGTCAATGTAGGCGAGTACATCGCGAAGCCGCGATTCTGTATTTGACGATCGATACCATAGTTCGATCGCTGTATGGATCACGCTGCCGAACGACAACGCCTCTGCACGCTCACGCGGACGCAGGTTATCGAGATAGCGGTTCTTGTACTTTCGCGGACAATTGCGAAATGTATTCAGGGCCGAGTAGGTCAGCAGCGTCTTATCGTTCGCTTCGGTTTGTGTAATTACTTGGGACATGGGTGCTTGGGGTTACAGTCTTGGGGTGCTTTGCTCTGAAAATCGATGCCTAGAAGAATTTCATCTCGTAGGTGTCTTGCTCCTCGATCGGAATGCCATTGAGGCGTTTCGCGCCGCGTTCGCGAGCGATTTGTGCTTCACTCAATTTCAGTGAAGCGTTGACTTGCGAGCACTTCTTGCAAATGCGATTGGCTGCACTCTTAGAACGAAACGTTTCGTTGCACTTTAGGCACTTCCGATCACCGGGTTCATGAGGTAAAAGTCGTGTTGACATCGCCTGCGGATCTTTCAGCGAGGTGGTGAAGAGGGGGATGAAGGGTTGCAAATCAAACCGTGTCGACAGACTCGACCTCGAAGTTGCCTTCGTTGTCGCTTGTCACCAGATAGTGCTGATGCATGATGTTGGCGACGAAGCGGCTTTCACGAGGAAGTGCCTGCCGGATCGTTTGGCAGGATTCGTTGAATTCGTTCGAGGCGGCTTCGAAGCGTTCGACGGCTCGCAGGTATCGCTGCAAAGCGAGCGAGACAGTGACGCGCTGTTCGATATTCATGGCGGGTGCGCTCATGCTGATTTCTCCATTTCAGATTCTTGGGTGGTTTGAAAATCGTTGTCCTCTCCAGAACTAGCTATGCAATTTGGAGAAACGATGTCCCAAGAAAATCCGGATTCACTCCAGTCGACACTCGCAAAATGCTCACGAATCCCTGCTAAAACCTGCGAAACTTTTCGTTTCGATAAACCGAGTTTGTTTGCGATTTCGTTTTGGTTGTGCGTTCGTAGAAGCCTCGCAATGCGACGGTATCGGCGGGGCAGAGTGTTGATCTGATGCCCAACGGCATCCGCCAATTCGACGTCACGAAATGGGTCGCGAGGTTCCGTCTGGCGACGACGAGTGCCATCGGAGGAGGTGAGTCCACGGTTGAGTTCCTCGGACTTGCGATCGGGCCCTTCGACCATCTTCGAGAGCGAGTCGACCACATAACCAGATGGTGGATTGCTGCGTTGCCGATTCGATCCACGGATGAGACCTGCGGCGGCCGACCGCATGATTCGCGTCACAAACGCTTCGATGCTTCCTTTGGTCGGATCGAATTGCGAGGCTCGTTCGAGAACATATGTGAGGAGCTCTTGTTCGATGTCCTCGGTCTCGAACGACGTCAGCGAGTTGTGATGTTCGAGACGTAGCGAGATGCGATTTGCCAGTTCCATCGCGAAGGGGACCATCTGGCTTTGGTATTCAGACGCAGTCAATTTTCTTCCTCCGGTTGGAGGAATGACATGACCACAGCCGCTCTGCCCGTTACCAGAATTGCGCCGGAGACCGACTCGCGGAAACGCAGGTAACGGTCAGTCGGGCGATTCACGTCCTCTCAACCGAGGACGAGCCGCGACAAGTCGTGTCGCATCGCGACAGAACGTGTCGCAACTTGGGAAACCTGAATTTGCCCGAGTTTTCTGCAAATCCGAGTGTCACCCGGACGGGTAGATACGGTTCACTTCGCGTTTCTTCTCAGAGCGGCCTGGACGAGGTAGGATGGTCAAGTAGGAACTTGATTGCGAGGTATTAGAAACTTTTCGAAAAGTGAACCAAGCTGACAGCTTCCAGGGCATGCGCTGCGTTCGATCATGAACAAGACTGAACTTCCGACCCTCGCGTTACGGAACAGACCAATTGGACATCTAGGAGATTGAAGTGGAATTTGTCGACGAGACTTTCGTTCCATCTGAAAAGGCCAGGGCGGTCAGCCGAGCGCTCGTTCGTCAAACCATGCCAGATTCGCGAGTCACGCTGCAACATGAGGGCGACGGTGAGGCAGCTATCGAGATTCCGCACGCCGTGGTCACTGTACTGACCAAAGTTCTCTCGGTAATGTCAGAAGGGAAACCGTTCAAGTTGATACCGATGGACGAGGAGCTAACGACTCAACAAGCAGCAGATATTCTGAGTGTTTCGAAATCCTTTTTGAATGAAGTGCTGGACTCGGGTGAAATCTGCAATCGCAAAGTTGGCCAGCATCGGCTTATCAAATTAATTGATTTGCTGGAATACAAGAAGCAGCAGAAGTGTCGTAGCGATGACGCGCTTCAGGAACTGGCTGATGAAGCTCAAGAGCTAAACTTGGGGTACTAAACACTCGCGAAGCAAGTGCTGAGTGATATTACAGGCGATTTTCAACCGAACCAGCCTGACAGCACTCCACGAATGGTTGCTGCATCGCCCTCGCGCCACTTCCCAACGACCTCTCGAACAACAGGTATCGGGTTGTCTGCAAAGTCGTTCTGCCAGCATTGCTTCGCTGTATTGAACGCGTCGGTTCCGCTAAGCGAATTAACTACTTCACTTGCTCGATCACGTTCTTCCATCGTCATCATGGCAATGACACGATACACATCGTGAGCATGTTTTGCGGCTTGCAAGCGACTGAACTCCCGATCGTCAAGCTCTATATCCTGCGATAAAGCCCAACGATCGCGGGTCGCAGTCAGCTTCATCACACTCCAAGTGACAGGGTTCGGGACGACCAAGTTGACATCATCTAAAGAAAATTGAAATGGATGCAGTTCTGATCCAACTGCTTCTGGATTGGTGCGACCGTGAACGCCTTGTTCCCCCAGAGATGGTTTGTGCTTTACGCGTTTGTCAGTCGCCGTAATTCCATCCACGCCAGGATCTGGTCGTTGAGCGTGCATTTCGACAACGATCAACTGATCTCCTGAAAGTCGTTTGAGAAACTTCCAACGTTGTTCAGACTCGCGATCGCTGGCCTCGAAGCCATTTTGCGTCAGGGCAGAGACGACAGACTTCTGATGGCTCGCATCCTTGATCAGATCGAGTCCGAGAACCAGGTCAACGTCTTTCGTAACGCGTGGTGTCGCATCCAGCCAGTTTGGAATCGGTACCACGGTGGGGAAGGCTGCGGAGCTTGATAGCCAACGCTGCTTGAGAAATAGACCGTATCCGCCAGCGACGAGGATGTTGGTTGAAGAAGCAGCAATGAGATCTCGCCAAAGCGGCTGAAAGTGCGGCCACAATAAATCAACCATGATTGCCACTACGCCTTCGATGCTTTGATGATGGACTGATGCAGATCCTTGGCCGTTTCGCGTTGACGAGGGTCGCCTGCATTAAGCTCAAGCCAAGTCTGAATTCGACTGGCATAGCGAACCCCATCTTCGTCTTGCTCGTTGGCAAAGAAAGCTGCATCGTCTTGCGTTTCGATCAGTACGATATCCGCGAAGCTGGGAACGCTCTCAGGCGTCAACGAAAGCAGCGATTCAGCCAACATCAAGTCGCTAACGGCCACCTTCATTGGTCCGCCTTGAGCGATGGTGCAGTAGCGTGTCGCCGAGGACTCGCCGGTTAGCGCCCAAGCAAGTTTTGTTGAGTTGGATAGTCCGCTTAACTTCAGTGTGCCTTTTGAACTGCGATAGAAGCGATTTCGACCAGATGGATTCAATCGCCAATTCTTGCCCAGTTGATCCAGCATCCGAATGGGATCGGCGAGGCGGATTGTGTTCCCATCTTTGAGCACGAGCAACTCTTCAGCGTATGCGGAGATCGTTTTGGAAACTTGAGAAAGCGAAGGGCCCTTTAGCTGCGCATGCTTCTCGATTGCTTCAGTCAATTCGCTCAGTGTTTCCCAATGAGGCTTTTCGATTAGCATCCGCGCAACAAGCCCTGAGCGCCCACGAAAGGGATTCGCGACTGGTCGTGAATCGGGATAGAGATTTGGCTGACCTGTGCGCACGACGCAGATACGATTGGGAACGTAGACAATACCATTGCCACACAAATCGATTCCGCTGACAGCCATACTCTCAAGTTCTGCTAATCGATCCGGTGACAAGTACGGAAGAAAGATCAACGGATGACATCCCAGTCGCTTGGCGTTGTCTGCGGCTTGCTGAGTGGCTTGTCGAAAATCATCCTTCGTGGATCGAGTCTTGCACTCAACGGTGAATCGTTCGGTATCAGCGGCACCGTTGAACGCCACCTCAAGTAGTGCGTCGACCGCTCGATCCGACTCGAAACTCGCATGACGAATGACCAGCGGCGGCAGCAATGGCTCACCGGAGTGCAGCCGATCAAGCATCAACTGTGAGTCGATTTTCGTGTTTTCGTCCATTTTCTCGCTCGGGAAAAGTGCCTTAGACACGAAAAGATAGCCTGTTTTCGCGAAAAAGCAAGTTTTCCCATTTGGGAAAACTACCAAAAACGCGAAAATAGGCCATTAGTTCCGGCGATCAATACTCGTTTTCATCTCGACGTTAAAACAACCAGTCGATGACGACGTCGGAGCTGTAGCTGACCTCGAGACCGAGATTGATGGATTTGTGCAGATGCAGTCCCAACTCGGGATGCACCTTCTCGATCGCTTCAATCGATCGCGAGATCGCTTTACAAACCGTCTTCCGCGAACGCTCGGCATCGAACTTTTGTCGAACGCGTCCGCCGAGGCCTTGGGCAGATTTGATCTGATCTAGAATGGCTTCACGTTCACTGCCAAGTTTCTCCTGACGAGCTGGATCGTTGTAGCTGACTGCTTCCTCAAGTTCTTCGTCGATCTCCAACAGACGATCGCGGTAGGCTTTGAGAGCCTCGATATCGACCAGCTCGCCGATTGACCCAATGGACGTCTCCTCGGCCAAGCCCGCCAGCAACGATTCAAGGTGCGTGCAGCGAAACGCAACGTTGGGCTTGGCGAGCAGTTGCTCGATGTACCAGTTGCCATTTGTCTCAGATGTAATCTCGATCTCGCTGTTGAACGCGAGCATGCGATGTTTACCTTTGCGTTGGAAGACGTAACCCGACAGCCGGCTTTCGAGCGTAACGCCAAGTGTCGATGCTATGAGCTCTCGCGACTTTGACCTGGCCAGCAAGCAACCGTCTGAGGTAACGCTGATGAGTTGTTCGAACTCAACTGGCTTGCAATCGACGATCTTGGCACTCGCGTCAAACTTTTGGTCGCGTCGTTTGCTGTTGAGATCCAACAATAGAAACGTGGATCTCGCGTGGGCAGCTGCGGCGTGTAGTGCTTCGATGATCAAGTCGCTCGCGATGTGCAACGACATGTAGACCGGCCTCGACTGAAGTTCCAGCGACAAGTTACCGAGGAACCAGACTCGGCGACTCTTGTCGAGCCACTCCGGCTTGCGCCCAAGGTTGAGCGCAGCGTTCAACTCCGCTGCGAGTTGCCTACTGTTGAGCTGATGGCAAATCACATCGGCGCGCAGAACCTCTTTCGATTCACAGGTACTTTCACAGAACGCCACGAAGCCGTCGTCGTTCTCAACGACCTTCAATGAGGACCATGGAGTGCGACCTGGCAATCTCGTGGCGACAATGTTCATCGCCTCGAGAAAGCGGCTTAGCGGCTCGAACTCCATCCCGAGCCGCTCACGCCACACATCCTTGACATCCATGAGCAATGGCGATTCCTCAATAGCTCGCCACAGCTTGGTCATCCTTGTTCGATCCTCTCGCAGCTCTTGCACCGGTCTTCATAATAAAACTACGCAAAAGCAACCATTGCTCGGCGTAGTGAGCATTTTCATCTCGGGTGTACGAGGATGAACTTCCGGCGTACAGCGTTAAAGTCCGAGGTGCTTTCACATGGCGGTACTTGATTCGAAAGGTCGCGCGATCCAGCGGCCCCTCCGATTGAAACACGCCGCCACGCCACTTGAGATCAGCGAAAAAATCATCTGCTCCATGAATGATGTATCGATTGAATGGTCCACCCATGCGAACGCGAAAATTCAGTAGTACGATCTCTTCGATCGCATCAATCTCACCTGGTGACAAAGCGTCTTCGCCAAGCTCCGACAACGGTGCCAGCGTGTATCGGGTGAAGATTCCGAAGTGATTGGGATTGTCGTAAAGCATTTTTCCAAAGATACGACAGTAGACTGGGTAAGTCTTCTTCAAACTCGAGTTGAGCATCAAGACCTCTTCGTTGGTGTCGTAGACCATTGAGTCCTTACGCGCTTCGCGAAAGGTGATCGTGTCAATGCCGTCGTCATCAATCGTTGGCTTTCGACTGAATGGATCGCCACGTCGAATGCTCATCTGGATTTGACGCCCCGAGAACCGAGGTGTCATGAATAACTTGCGACCGCGATTGTTCTTCGCAAACCAATCACCAGCGTCCCGGATCGCTTGGCTTAATCGCTCGTCCGTGATCGCGATCGGTGCAATCCCGAGCGGTTGGACGGCTTGAAAACATTCCATACGCCGCGGGGTTTTCCATGTTTGCCATGCATGTTGAGTTTCGACGATCTTGGAATCGAACATCCAGACTTGCATGACGATGTCGGCGAGCGAGTGCTTGCCATCTTCGTCGAACGGCATTCCGGCCTGCTGCGCAGCGTTCAGCAGCGAGTCAGCGGCCATGGGCGTCAACATCTCCTCCACGTAGAAAACCGCATTCAATAGCTGTTGCGGCGTCTTCATCGAAGGGTTCGTCAGTATTTCCACCAACTTCTCGCTGGTGGCGTTATCGATACGACTTGGCACTTTGATTTCGAGTCCACGCGATCGAAGGTAACCTTCGAACGGCTGCAGGAAAGCACAAAGTATGGTCGGATTGATTTCTCGGATGACCTCTGGTTCACCGAGTTGCTTGGGGTTGTAAGTAGGCATAGGCGATCACTCTTCCACTCATGTTGAAACGCATCCTTGAGACTCGTTAAAGACCAGCGTCTCCGAATTGCTAGCTTTTGACTAATGTAGTGGGAGTATTGAACGCGACCTATTTGACACCTCTGGTCATACGAAAATAGAATTTTCCTGAATTGTTCAAATTCAGTGTGAAAAACCGACAGAAATATTTTCTCAGATTCGATCGACAGACTCTTCCATGACGGGGTTCTGTAACCCAACCTCATCGCAGATTTGCTTCCACACAGCTCGCTGTTCTTTCCAGGTGAGCATCGCTGCGATCGGGCGCAGCCGCTTCTCGTGGATCTCGGGTTTGCCCTTTGTTGCCGGGAGATTTAGAAGAGCTTCCTGGATGTCGGGCGCGAGTTGGTTGAGGGCCATAATCTGGCTCATCCGTGGCTGGGTAACGTGACCGCGACGTGCCAGTTCAATTGTGTCTGATGCTTCGCCAGTACGGAGCATCTCATCGAAGCGAATGGCAAGCGCCATCAACTTGGAGATACGAGGTACACGATTAGTCGGCCTTGGTCGTGGTGGTTCCGCGTTGGGATCATGAGGACGAATCGCGATGCGACCTCGCGAGGCGATGCTGACGTTTAGTTTGCGCTTTACGGTGACCATTAAACCTCCTGTGATTGTTGATCCAGCGTTTCGATACCGCTGGCATGAAATGTAATCGCGATCGTGCAATCGCTCTGATCGAACTCGACCTTCGAAACCAATAGTGCCAACAGTTGCGATTGCTCGCGGGTAGTAAGTGCGTCCCAGATACGATCGAAGTCGACTAGGGCATCTTCGATTTCCTGGGTCGACATCTCATGTTTTTCCAAGTCGACGAGTCGTCGGTTCACTTTGGCAAGTTCAACCTCAGCCTTTTCGATTCGCTCCTGAATGTCGGCAATACGATGCGATACTTGGCTATCAGGTCGTTCGTCGAGCGCGAGTTGTCTGATCTCACCATGATCCCGAGTGAGTTGTCGGCCAAGTTGAATCTGATGTGCTTCAATCTCTTTTCTGCCTTGCTGGGTAGCCACCATCGCTTGGCGAATAATTTCGTCTCGGAGCCCAGCGTCTCGGGAAATGTCTCGAACTTGATCAACAACAGCAGCTTCGATTTCACCTGCTGGCAGCGACGGATGCTTGCAAGCCAGACGACCGCGTTTGATGGCTCGAACGCAGGTGTAGTAGCGATAGACGATCGAGTTGCGTTTGGTCATGTTGTGCACCATCGCCACGTTGCAGTTGGGGCAACGAATAAGCCCCTTCAGTAATCCACCGTGCTTGCTTGGAATCCTGTTCCCACGATTGAATCCGTTCTCTCGGAGTTGTGCTTGGACTCGCTCAAAGATTTCCTCGTCGACGATCGCCTGATGTTGGCCTTGATATAAGTCCGTCTTGTGCTTGATTTTCCCACTGTAGATAGGGTTGGTCAGCAACGCATGCACACTGCATTTGTCAAACTGTCGCCCGCCTTTAGGAAGTCCTTTTTTGGACTGCCACAGCTTGTTGTTCCAGCCACGCTTGTCTAGCTCTTCAACAACCGGCAGCAGATTCTTCAGCTCAAGATAGAGCGAGAAGATGCGGCGTACCTTGGTGGCTTCTTCAGGATTGATGACTAGCTTCGGTGTTCGCTCGCTACGATCGACGTCATAGCCAAGAACCGGATAGCCGCCAGTCCATTGTCCACGCCTACATTGTGCTGCGAGCTTGTCGCGGATGCGTTCGCCGATGATCTCGCGTTCGAATTGGGCAAACGAAAGCAGGATGTTCAGCGTCAATCGACCCATCGAGTGCGTCGTGTTGAAATGCTGGGTCACCGACACGAATGACACGCTGTACTTATCGAACGTTTCCATCACGCGGGCGAAGTCGAGAAGGGATCGGCTGAGTCGATCGACCTTGTAGACCACGACGCAGTCAATCTTGCCGGCCTGAATGTCTTCCATCAGCCGTTTGAGCGCCGGTCGTTCGATGTTGCCACCAGAAAAGCCACCGTCGTCATAACGATCATGCACTAGTTCCCAGCCCTCGTTCGTCTGGCTGCGAACGTAGGCTTCGCCAGCATCCCGCTGTGCATCTAGCGAGTTGTACTGTTGATCGAGTCCTTCTTCGGTCGACTTGCGAGTGTAGATCGCGCAGCGAATCGTCCTGGGACGTGTTGATGGTTGTTTGCTCATGCTTTCCTCCCTAGTCGAAAAAACAGAAATCCATTGCAGTGAGAGCCGCTGACTTCTTTCGCGATCGCGGTCAGTGATTTGTAACGCTGGCCTTCGTATTCAAAGCCATCTTGCAGGACGATCACGCGGATCATTTTGCCCTTGTATTGCCGCTCGACGATGTTGCCCGGTGGTGGCAATCGCGGGTCCCAATCCACAAACGCTGATGGTTCAGGCACGACGAGCTTTACGCCGTCGTTGCTGTGCTTGCGTGGGGCGGTCACTCGCGTATCTGCGTCGACCGCCAACTCCTCAGCCTTCTTCAAAGCTGCTCGAGAAAGCCCGCCTTCATCGTTTGCTTGTAATCGCCAAGCGATGCGACGGATCAGGTATTGCTTGTTGCGGCTACGGCATTCTTCGTTGAAGACCTGTTCGTAGCGTTCGACCAATTGATTGACCGTCTTGTCATGCAACTCGGCGATCTCGAGGGTGACCTTTGGGCTCATTGATCACCTCCGTGTTGTGCTCGCTCAACCGATAAAGCTGTACTTTGGTGATCATCATTCGTTCGTACGCTGTCGGCATCCGGCGATGGTTCCATTGGCATTCTCGATTCGATTGCCTTGGCGACCAGTGGTTGCTTTTTGACTCGAATCACGCCTCTTGCCAACAGCGCTGCGATGTCTCTGTGTCTCGCTTCGTTGCTCACGATTTACCTCCGTTTTGCATGTCTTGGGCGTCGCCAAAACCCAGCGTTTTGGAGACGTGGGACACAGAGAGGGGTTTCTCAAAAACGAAATCAAGCGGCTCGGGTAAAGAGTCTCCGAGATTGCCCAAAACAGGTTGGTCGGTGTTGGGACTTCGCTCCGAATCGGCATTCAAGTCGCGATCTTCAGCGACACATCGTCGGATACCACGAAGCAAAATTTCGGCGATGGATCGAAAGCGAACCGACGTCGGATCGTTTGGAAGTTGGTCATCAGCGGGAAGAGAGTCGAGAGAGTAAGCGTCGATGATTCGGCCTCCATGGAAAGATCTGCGAGGGAACCGAAATGGCGTCCCTCCCGGATCTATCTATGCAAAATGGCCGACGCGCGTCCCATCACCCTATGCGAAAGTTCGCAACTATGGGCGTCTTAGTGAGCCAGAACAGCAGAAAAAAAGAATCCCGAGTGAGTCAGACGGTTCATAACCCAGAGTCGTTAACCCGGCGGTTTTCATAACCCAGAGACTCCGAGAGTATTTGTCTCTGATTGGCCCCCGGAGAGGGGCTGTTTTGGCGAGAGTCGCGGCCGGGAATCGAGTCTCTGTAGAGTGATCGAGACCC